TAATTAATTTCCAAGTTTCAATCACTAATCCATCAGCATCTAATTGATGGATTTCAATAGTTCCTAGGGCACTTGAGCTTTTTGCTTTAGAAATCGTCTCAAGACTATCCTTAGTTCCGGCTGGTTTGTAACCAGATGCGCGAATAAGAGCACTAAGTTGAGCAGTGGCATTTGGACTCACTGGATCAACAAGAGTCATACTTATTTCTTGCCACTCAACTCTTCCCGGGAAATAAAATTTATGATTAAGAAAAGTATGTTCTGTTTCTGTAACTTGAAAATTTGGTTTGTTGACAGTTTTTGCCATCCAAACAATGCCGTCACCGGTAAAACCCGTAAAGCTAATCTTAAACCTAAATCTTCTTTTAGGTTCTTTAACTCCGGCTGTTAGTTCATCACTCCAAAATGCCATTTTAATTTATCTCCTGTTTATAGTAATTAGTGACCTATACAAAATCGGCCCCAGTTTTTGTTATAACAAAGTCAACAACGATATATTCAATCGCACGGGCTGGCTTGATATAGATCTTTGCGTACATAATATTACGATCGATAAGATCTGGTGTGGTTGTTGTTTCGTCCAAGATTACTTTATAATCTGTCAGACCAAATCTAGATTTAATATCAGACAGAATTGGATTAACTTGACCGGTAAATCTAGCCCATGTTGATTGTACGTTGTTGTCAAACAACAGACTTCTAGAAACAGCAGCAACTTTTGATTTCAACAACAAAAGTAATCTACGCACATTAATTCTATCTAGAGCGGATTGCCCAGCTTGAAGTGTCTTTTGACCAAAGATCACAACACCTTCTGCTGGGAATGTCGCAATTGGATTAATATTTTGTTCATATAGTTTATCTCTTTCTTTAGAGTCCAATCTTTGTCTAGCTTGAACAACCGCTGGTCCACGAGAACCACCGAGAGAACCAAGTCCTCCACGATTAAATCCTGCAGGAGCAAACCAAACATCAGATTGTGCCTGTGAACGAGCCATTGCACCCAGTCCGGCCACCGAAGCTGGCATCCAAACATATTGACCACCAGAAATGTTATCAACAATTTGAACCGCTGGATAGAAACAACAAGCATAGCTTGAATTTAAGTTTCTAGCTTTAATATTGGAAATTGTGCTGGTTACAGAGCCTAGACGGGTTGATGCCGAGTCTTTTGACTCTTGGGCAGGTACATAGTCCCCTTCAAGATCAATGATGGCTAATACGTCTTTACGAGCCTCTGCAGTACTAATAAGCCTGTTCGTAATAATTGGTTTAGTAATACCTGGTGCTAACAATAAATTTGCCGCTACGACTTCAGGGTCTTTAACGGAATCAATCGCCTTGTTAAGGGTAAACTGAAGATAATCTGTTGATTCAGCAAGAGTTGAACCAAACAGACTGTTACTAACGGGCTCTTTTTCTGTAATATCCCATCCTTCTGTTCCTCCCCACATTGGCATCATGAATTGACGCACGTTGAGATCAAGAAGATCTCCAAATGTTCCATTGTAATTAGACTCAGTGTTATTAGGAGACGTATAAGATACGCTCGTTCCGGAATCCGTGTCGGAATATGATCCAGATGTATAAGTAACAGAATTGCCGCTACTATCAACAACCAAATCATCCAAAGAAAAGATGAAGGAAAATTCATCACTATCAGCTCCGGGCGTAAAACTATCAGAGACCCCACCAACAGGCATTCCTCTCAAATAATCAATGTAATCTGGATCATTTTGAGTAGAGGTTGTTGAAAGTTTTGGACGAATTCCGTAATATGCACGGTATGGGTCTGGAGCACCACCTTCAGTTCCATTACCACGAAGGGCAAGTTTTGGGAAATTGAAAGAAGCAGTGAAGAGAGAAGGGCCACCAACAAAGTGATCTATATCTCCACCGGTTGATGGAACAGTGTTATTACCTTTAACCCACTGATAACCCATATCGTCGGAATCAACACCAGATACTGTTGTAACAGTTATGGCTTCATTATTTGTTTGCTGACCTTGAGTATAAGTTAAATCATACGCTGGTCCACCATGTTGAGCCTCTAGAGTATATGTGTCACCACTCCCGGCTTTAACATAATTGTCATTATTAATAGCAGCAAGAAGGGTTGCAACTTCGGCTCCGACGCCGCTGGCTCCTCCACCAGGAGTTCCATGAATAGTGGCAGTGTAGCGAGGAGAAGCCCCTGCTCCACCGTCAGTCCAGGTTGTCTCTGCGGTGGCAGCGTTCGCTGTAATTTTGTACGATTCGCCACCTTGGCCAAGTTGAATTGTAAAATTATCACCACTGGCGTAGTTATTACCAAAAACGAAAGTGAGTTTTGCTTTTGTTCCACTGTTGTCTACATCATTCAAAAAGTTAGCGCCTTTAGAACCAAACTGTAGTCTGAATCCTTTGGGTCGCACCGGTCCGTAGAAGCCGGCGGGAAGAAAACCTTGTCCTCCACCGTCAGCAATTGTTGCGTTTAGTTCAACATAAACGAGATTTGAGAGATTTGGGAAATCACCATACGTTCTGTAACGACGATTTGTTTCGTCCCATTCCATATATTGATCGCCAATTCTTTTTGAAATATAATCTGGTGATGCTGGATTTAAATTAACATTAGAATATTTTTCAACTGATAGTCCTTGTATGTTTCTAACAGTAATAGTAAATGATCCGTAAGCATCAACAGTGGGATTGTTTGATTCTTTAATGTCCTCAACTGCAATCATATATTTTCGCTGTATTTCTTCTCCAATGGAGAGAGCTTTAAGGCGGAATAATTTTTGTTGATTAGTTGCTCTTTGAGATATAACCCATCCAGATTTTGCTTCTTGAGCACTTTGTTGTCTATCTCCCCAATTCACAGATCCACTAGCTAGTGGTAATAGAACACCATAAGTTTCTGTTGCGGCCGTATTTGAGCAATCACCATTGTCATCAATATCGCGAACAAAACTTTCACCAAGCCAATAAGTCTTTAGATCTGCAGAATCAACAATTCTAGAGTTTGTCAATTGTGGATTTGTGTTTAAAACCGATCTAAGATACTTTGAGGAATTACGGGTAAAATTGATGTGAGCAGTCTCTAAAAGATTAGAACTTGAATCATAAATATTAAGTTTAAATTCTCTATTTGTTCCAGAGGACCTTATCAGTGCTCCTGCTTTAGACATAGCTTTTATAACGTCTGAGCTAAATTGATTAAGGGAGCCACTATGAGTAGACCCACTAATAGCAATATACCCCTCATTTACATAAATAATAGCACCGAGCGAACCGGTTCCCATTTGACCAGCAGATGCAGAATTAATAAGAAAAAGACCATAAGCAGAGCCGTTACTAGCAGCGGAAGCGGCTGGGGCATTGTCCAGTTTCCATCCCGCCTTACCACCACCAGATGCTCCGGATTTTTCTTCTCCGGCTAATCTTACAATAATAACAGGAGATTCTTCCGATGCAAGCCAAGCCTGAGCAGCGTAAGCAGCATAGGTCGGCCCAATTGTATTACCTTGACGCCAGATATCTCCTTGGTCGCCTGTTCCTCCAGGAATCGGCGCCCCAAAAACAGAAATAAAATCATCCAAATTTCTAACCTTGATAGGTTTCATTGCAGGACCTTGTCTCATCCTGCCGATAATAATTGGCCCTTCGGCGTCTCTCCCTACTGGAATGAAGCTTTGGTCAACTTCTCGCATTTCAATGCCGGGTGACAGAAAATCAAATTTTTTACCCATGGACTAATTCTCCTTTAGTAACTGTAGTTCTTATTAAATAGTTGTGAATTTTTGTAAAACCACTATATGTCTCTATATTTCTTGTCGTCGGTTTCCCATGGCTTTTCATCACCTATAATTGTTCTTTCTCGGATCAGTTTAACTTCAACAACGGTTTCTTTCATAATAATTTTTGGAACCTCTTCATTAATTCCATCTCCCAAAAGATAACCAAGTACTTTTATATCAATTTTTGTCATGAAAGATCTCTCTTCTTCGCCTAAATTAGAAACATTATTAGTATAAGACATGTCTTGTTGAATAAAAGCCTCATAGCGATGTTGTTCATTACTGATCACCAAACAATTTATATTGCCGGTTCTTGTAGCAAATGGTGTTACCAAATCATTCATTTGTTGTTGATATTCTGTCCGAAGAGTCACAGAATACATAATACTGACCCATACTGGTATAGGGGTATAAATTTCTTCGTAGACAACTTTCTTATTATCAGTTGGATAGTGGTATTGACCTTTATCTTGCTTCGCATCCGAGGAGGCAAATTTTCTTGTTGCTTTTTGAGCAATACTTTTGGCAATCTTCCTCTGGTGTTTACGATATCCCCGTGGTCCGGAGGTCTCTGGAAACAAATTGGCCTGATATCCACCTTTAAAAGTGGGATCTTTTGAGAAAGATGTTCTTTCTATTGTTATTAATGGTAGTTTTAATTTTCCGACTGAATCTCTGATTTCTTTATTCTTGACATCAACCGCTCTCTCTGGAGAAATCCATAAAACAGGCACTTTTTTAAAACCGGTATTTGTTTTTGTGTATAAATCAAATTTATTATCAATTAAATCATACATTGATAGATCAATAGTCTCTATTGTTGATGGCTGTATCGATATTTCTTTATTCGGCATTAAATAATCCATCCCTTGCTCTAATACAATCTGTTGTTATTTCAAATCTTGAGTCAATTTGACCATATAATTGTTTTGGTTCGTTAGTTTTTACAATTTCATAAAAGATTTCACCATATCTAACAAAATCTCCTTCGCGAACAAAAAGATTCTGATCTTCTGTTAATCGTCTTTTATGAAAGTTCACTGTAATTGTAGTTTTCTTATCGACACCGACATTATCCATGAATACGGTTTCAACTCCACCATATTCAACGAGAGCAAAGACTCTAATGGGGTGAAGAAAATTCTTTTCTATTGCTTCTCCATAGAGAGGGTGAAAATTAGTTGTTTCCATATCAATAGCAAAATATAAAACTTGTTGGCCGACAACTCTTTCGATTATTTCATCGTTGACTTGTTTTACTAAGTTTTTTTCTTTCTCTCCAACAAAAAGCGGGGGAGGTGATTTAACTGGTCTATTCCATTCGTTACTCATTTATTTATCCCACAAAAATTTTCATAGGTGTTTGTGTTAATATTGAATTAACATTATCAGCCATAGCTTTGTCAGTCTCTGCTAATTTAGAATATAACATTTCATCAAGTTGTTTGTTCAGTTCCTCTTTAAGGGCGGCTTGTTCTGATGCCGCTTGGCTAAGGAGATCCGAAGCATTGAGAGACACGTTGTCACCCGGAATTGGAATTGAATTCCCAAATTTCCCTCTTATTTGTCCGAGGGTCTCTTTGGATAGAGATAAAGAAAACTTTCTTATCCACTGCTGTCCCATTGAATTAATATTTTGAAAGGGAAGATTTGTGAAGGGAAGAGAGTTTACATTATTTACTCCATCTAAACCATGGTCATAAGACCCTGTAGCATAAGCGTCGTTATTTTCAATGGTAAATCTAAACCAAATATGAGCCGGAGACACGGTTGATGGTATTGGGAATAATCTTAAGTTATTATTTATTAATTCGTAAGAGTAATGTGAGGTTCTAGTATATAGGTGGTCTTCATAACTAATTGCTTGTGCTTTATTTTGCCATGCTGGTATGACTTCAAAAGTTGAATCATCAGAATACTGACCGTAGTTGTGCATATCACCAGTTACATTGAGCCCACCATAGTATCCATAGAATCTCCACATTTGTCTTGGGGACACATAGTAAACCTGACGCACCTTAATTCTTTTGTTTCCAACAATTCCGTAAAAAGGAGAATCGGTCACTTGTGATGCTGATGTTTCAACAATTGCTTGTATATTATAGTCTTGTACATTCGTTTGTACACTAAAAGAGGAAGAATATATTGTTTCTACACCACCGACGGTTGCTTCAGTAGAAAACTTATCAGCAACCCTGTAAGCGTAATCAAACTTAAACTTGGGATATTTCGTAGCAGATCCTGACAGGCCCATTGAGCCCGAGGTCATA